CAGTGAGAATCTTGCAACATTGTTGCACAACCATCTCGCCGAACCGTTGCTGTAGGGCGGCGTTAACGTTGGGGTAGTGACTACCCCCTGCGGCAAGACTTAGTTCTGCAAATCGTTCTAGCAGTGGTATGTTATTCATTCATGTCTCCTTTGAGACTGTGCCAAAGTTTGGGGTCGGTACCCAGGTAAATTTTGTATTTGATATAGTTACGCCAACGTGTGATTTGATTGGTCTTGCGCTCAACAAAGTTGAACATTGCGTCGCGAAACCACAATGGGTTAACAACTGCCAACAGCATGACCAAGGCCAACGGTGGCATTAGCACAGCCACAGTGATCCAATGAAATGTCATGGCTCTATAAAATCGTCCGCCTTGGGGAGTGAGTGTGATCTCTTTGTTCATTGCGGAATCTTTCGGCATTCAAAAACACCAGGGGACATTCGTTTCTCTCGTACCATTTGGTTCATGTTTGCGATCATAGAGGTTTTGACCTTTTCACATTCCTGTAGATCACGAAATCGACTGATGTTTTCTATGTGGGAGCTCGGAGGTCCTGTGTTAATCACAATCAAAACGGTAAAGATCAGTTCGTACATTCCTCAACTCCAAAATGTTTTTCCATTCGTCTTCCGGCACTGAATCCATCTGTGCTGGTTCGAGAAATTAGCACACATTCCTGCACAATCAACTCGGCGTGCTTTCCTGCAACCACACCTTGAAAATACGTGGTGTCAGCATGTTCTTTGCCAATTGAGGTGTAAGCAAACTCAATGGCCTGTTTATACAGCTCTATGGCTCGTTCATTCATATTCATAGTCCTCGGTTTCGTAGCTGCCAGCAGTTTCGATCTGCACATGACCAAAATGGATCAAGCCGTGATCTTCGCTCACTTCAAACGGTGCATCAAACTCCACAATGGCACCCAGTTGTTCGATGTCCGCATAGGTGTTGTCGCGAATGTCTTCCACGCGGATGCAACCAATTGAACCAGAATCCACTGAGTGACTGGTGCTGATATTGCTTTGATAAGTGCCATCACCGTAGGCTGTGCCGAAACTGGCAAAGCGGCGGCCATCTTTCAGCACAAACTCACCGTTGACGTTGCGGACTACCTGGTCCAGCGGGAAGAACAAGTCACAGACTTCGTGCCATTCATCGTGCATGACATAGCACAAGTCACCAATGTAATAGCGGCCAGCAGGCATGGTCATTTCAAATCTCCTTTGAGGGTGTGCCAAACTTTGGGATCGCAGCCAAGATAGATGCGATACTTCTTGTAATTACGCCAACGACTCAGTTGATTGACACCACTTTCGACCCAACGAAACATTGCGTCGCGGAACCAAAATGGATTGATGACTGCAATCAGAAGTAACAAGGCCACTGGCACAATGAAAATTGCAACAAACACCCAATGGAATGCCATGGCAAGATAAAAGTTGCCTTCGCCGGGTCGGAGTTCAATTTCTTTTTGCATGTCAACCCCAGTTCTTCTTGTCGCCAAACTGTTCGTTGTATTCAAAGCCTGCAGTGTAGGCTGCAATTTCTTCGTCGGTCATTTCTTCAGCTCGCAGCAGCTGGCTGGTGCCAGTATTGCCCACATAGAGATGTGGATCAAATGGGCGACCGTAGTAGCTGTCAGCAGAGCCACGATCAAACGCACCACCGTGACGCCGATCGTAAACAGTGCCTTCAAATTCAACAGTGTTTGACATTTTAACTCCTTGTTGTCTATGTGTGGTATTGTAGCAGATGCTGAATTTTTAGTCAAGCAGGTCAACGAGTGTTCAGAGCAGGATTGAATTCGCGGATCAATTCACGCTCACGAGCATGGGCAGGGCGACGTCCGCGCACAAACTCGATCACCCCATAAGTGAATGCCGAAACACCGTGTTCACGGATGCTTGAGCACAGACCCCAATCCTTGTTTTCGGTCACAGCTCGGCGGATGTGCTTTTGGATTCGAATTTTCAGTGCTCGCTGAACCTGCTGACCACAAACAGTGATGCCGACGTATTGTTCTTGAGTGATCAAATTGGTGATCACGTAGATTGCATGTTTGGTGTCCCGACGGCGCTTGCGGGCTGCTTTTTTAATTTCCATACATGTATTATAGCCGAAATTGATTTTTTGGTCAACTCGAATATTGTAATACTTGGGTATTACTTTTTTTGTAATACCCAAGTATTACTGCAAGAAAACGGGTTATTTTGTCAAATGATTTTTTGATTCACTGCTTCTGCCACAGTGTATTGCCCAGAGCTCAATGTTGCTTGAGGCTGCGGCACTATATCACTCACAACAATTTCTGTTTGCACTCCGGCACTTTGCAAACGAATTTGATTGCGAGCTTCGCGCATGGTAGATACAATGGCCTGGCCACCCAAGGTTGCTGTGTTGGCCACTGATTCCAGTATGAATGCAGGGCCGCCAACTTCGGTGTCAAGTCCGTAGGATGACAAATTGTTGACTAATCCAGTGGGCTGCTGATTGGGAATCAAGTTGGCGAATTCTAGCCCGGCCTGACTCTGAAAAATAAATTCGCCTGATATTTGTGCAGCAGCATTGCTCCAGGCCGAGTCAGCATTGGCCACTGAGTTGGCATTGTTACTGACAATTACAGCAATGGCCGAATAGGCTGCTGGAATAAGACCAGTTCCTGGTGCGCCCGGGCCTGTAAATGCTAGATCAAAACTGGTGTATGTTCCTGCACCTGGTAGTCCTCCAGGAATGACTATATTAGTAGGCGGCTCTTCAACAGGCGTTCCGTAATCACCATCCAGAGTGTTTTGCATCACAGTATAAACACCATTGGTGCCATTGGTCAGACTGTTGAATGCGCCTGCACTGTCAAGACTGGATATTATGGAACTTGTTGTGGAAATGTTTGCGGTCACTACCCAACCTGCGGCACTGCCAATGACATCTGCCAACAACACTGTGCCGTTTTTTCCGGAGCCCGAAACAAAGGTATTTTCATAAAACGCAACCACTTCAGGAGGCAGTGGACTGGTCAGTGCATTGATAAGATCCAGTCCTTTGTTGGTTTCTAAATTTCCTGTGGCTGCGCTCAATGCAGTTAAGTCAGCATTAAAGATCGACTTTACTTGTTGCAGGCCAGCCTGCAATGCTTTGTTGGCCAGAGCCCAGTCTGGGGGAATGATTTTTTTGAGCTGACTGTAGGTATTTCTGGTGATGCTGTAACCCTGTAGTGGCACCAAAACATTTGTGGGTAATTCAGTTTCTAAGTTGGTGTTCACAGCACCCGAGCTATTGATATAAACAGCACGCAGTCCATTGGCAGTAGGTGCTGTCAAAGTGTTAAAGCTTCGAGGAAAGGCTTTTACAGGATTCAACAAATCGGCCAAATTAACAATTCCAGTGGTGGTTACTCTCAACAGTCTTAAAATTTGCACCAAGGGCTGTCTGGTGATTTTGGTCATGACTTCAAACGCAATTTTTTGTTGCTCGTCGGTCATGTTAATGCTACCGAGATTGCTGAGCAAAAATTGATCAATACCGGCCTGAGTCAAAGCAGTTGTGAGTTCAGGCACACCATTGGAACTGGTATAGATTTGTCTTAACAGTGCTTCTGGACTACCTATATTAGGTAAATTATTGAGATCAATGGACTGACCCAACGCAAGCAGATCTAGTCCAAATGCCAGAAAAGCCTGGCTTATTTGACTCATTCCTCCGGTCATAGTCGCATCTTGACTGATAAAAGTTGCGTCAGCTGATGCGTTGTTGGCGTTGACTGCACTGTCAATGAGTTGATTTGAGCTGAAGCGAAAAGCATCTGCTGAGGCAAAAACCTGTTCAAATATACCAATATCGCCATTGCCCAAAATGTTGTTTATTTCATTGAGTGTTACTTCGGTAAAACCGCCCACCGGGGTGTTACCAATGTTGCTGATGTATGAAACAGGAACTGCGTCGGTGAGGGCAGGAAAAACATTGGCTGCTAGATTATAGAGTTCTGCCGCAGCAGTGTTGGCAGTTAACACACTTGCTCCAGTGAATTTGACATTGGCAAATTGTGTTACTGCCGGGATAGCAAAATAAGTGTCTATGCTGTTTATTACCGCAGAGTTGGCAGAAATTGGCACGCCGCCCACATTGCCAAGAATGCCAGCACCTGCAATTAAATTAACTGAACTTAGAGTTCCAAATGTCATTATAGGCCTTCACCGGGTTGAATATCCAGAGGTCCTGCTGACAAGCGGCTAGCAAGATTTTGAAGGCTTGATACAGTGTTATAAAGGCTAAGGGCTTGACCAATCAATCCTGCGCCGCCGGCAGATACAACATTGGGGCTTCCGCCTGCTCTACTATGCCCACAAGTATCCGGAACCCCGGTTACTATCACCGGTTCGCCATTGATTTTTACAGTAGATGAACCTGGCAAAGTTAGAGCAAGACAGTGCAGCAGACTTTTCAGATTTTTCTTGCCGCAACCTATATGCGGAGTTACTACAGCAAAAGGAGTAGCAGCAGGTCTTCCGTTGACCAACACATTGCGGTGACCACCGCTGACAATTATGCCGCCGCCGCTGTTGAAGTCGCCTACACGTTGCATTGGTGCTGCCATGATATACTCCTTACCCCATTATGATTTTTTTGTCTGGAACTCGAATTCCAGTTGTAGCTTCGATGTATTTCATTTTTACAGCATCTTCTGTCAATGCGTATATGGATACACTTGCAGTATTTAGCTTGATTTCTGCGTCAATACCTGCGGTAAACATCGACGGCACTAGTCCCATACCTTGGGGGCCAGGTGCCACGCTGACTGGATTCTCAATTTCAATCCAATCGCCGCCAGCCTGTTTGACTTTGGCAATGAGTTCTTCTCCGCTGTTTAATTTAAAGGTATAAACTTGTCCTGGTTCTGCTGTGAGTTGCATTTATGCGCTTTCTGTTAAATGTTGTTTGAGTTCGGTGAACCCGCCTATGAGTTTATCATCGAGAAAGATTTGTGGCACTGTTCGTGCTGTAGGCACTGCTTCCAGTAGATCCTCTTTGGTAAATCCATCGCCGATCTTTCTTTCTTCAAACTCAATGCCTTTTTGCTTGAGCAAGGCCTTGGCTTGATCACAAAAAGGGCAGTGATATTTTGACCATACAATAGCTTTCATTTTGTTCTCCTTATAGTTGTGGTAGTGCGTCGTAGTCGAGATTGTCACTCATCACACCAATAACATAGTTAGTTGATTCGCTCTCCTGCAGCGCAGTTTGTTTGTTGCTGGTGTTGACATGCTTGTTGAACCAAGGAATCGGTGTGGACTTCGGAGCAGGATTTTGATACTTGATACCGATTTCTTTGAGAGCAGCAGCAGCGGTATAATCAACAAAATCTTTTAAAATTTGTGCATTGAGACCGATCACTGGGCCATGCTTGAATAGGTAATCAGCCCAGGCTTTTTCTTCACGGATCACATCCAGATACATTTGATACACTTCGGCCTCGCACTCTTGCTTGGCTCGAGCAAATCGAGGATCTTCTTTGACCACTTGATTGATCATCCATGCAGTCCAATCCTTGTGCAAGATTTCGTCCTGTAAAATAAGGCTGATAATGTTGCCGTTGCCGATAAAGATTTTGTTTTCAACCATGGCTAGACTGGTAGCAAAGCTGACCATGAAACGGAAAGCTTCCAGGGCATAGCTGGCATTCAGCGCCATCCAAATGGCCCGGATATGTTTTTCCTCGTCGATCTTTTCGCCTGTTTCAATCACACAGTTGATCAAATGTAGTTTGTCGTAGTAGGTGCCCACGCTAGAAGCCATGTCCACAATTTCTTTGGTGTCATGGATGGTGTTGAACACTTCCTTGGGCACGTTGTAGATGTTGCGAATGATGTGGCTATAGCTACGACTGTGGATGTTGGTTTCAAAGAATGTCCAGTTGTATACCAAGGCTTCTAGTTCAGGCAAGCTTACCACAGGTGTAAAGATTTGACTTGGGCCGCGACCCTGCAAACTGTCCAGAGCTGTTTGACGCAGTAGGTTACTGGTAAAGATATGCTTGACAGTGTCTGACGCTTCTTTGAAATCCTGTGCGTCTTTGGTGAGACTGATTTCTTCAGGCACCCAGAAGAAGCCACGTGCTTCTTGCTCAAACTTGGCCAGCTTGTTGTATTTGACTTCTTCGAATCGCTGAATGGTCACAGGACCAGCAGGATCCAAAAACATCTTGCGATTCAAATAGTCTGTTTTTGATTTTAAATTGTAT